AGATAGAAAAAAGTGAAAAAAAGTTATTTTTTCCCCTTGACAATGTTACTGAGACGTGTTATATTTATAGCATAAATGAAACGGAATTAGAAATGAATTCAAATCTGATTTCTGAGATCAAAGGAACAATGGATAAAGACATTATTTCTTCGTTCTCCATTTACCCCACTTCCCATGACTATTCATATGCTTATGGGATTTACTACACACATTTCACTCAGGAGGTATAATGAGTACATACGTAGTTTACACTGGAACTTTCACAAAGCAAGACGGAACCACCCGCACCATGCGATTCATCCGCTCTCGTGATGTCCCCCAAACACAATTTAAGAACCCTGCTTCAACCATGAATCGCAAACTTCGCGAAGGTTATGAAGTTGTTTATGATATTGAGCGACGAGGTTTCCGTGCTTTCAATTGGAATAGCGCGATTGGTGAAGTAACCTCACAAGAGACCAGCTTCGACTTCTAGACTGGTTAATAAACCCGACAGGGACGAGTTCAAGGGGTCTCGATAAAACCCCTTTTTTTTATTTTATATTTGACAAAAGCATTAAAATATGCTATAATATAGAGAGTGGGAAGCGATATTTGGCTTCCTGCGTTAGGGTATATCCCCATAATGATTAATAAATAAAGGAGAAAATCATGGCTATCGATTTAGAAGCAATGCGAGCGAAGCTCGAACAATCAAAAAACGGTGGAAAGAAGAAAAACGACAGCACCAAATGGCGTCCACAACAAGGAGACCAAACAATACGAATACTACCAACAGAAGATGGAGATCCTTTCAAGGAATATTTCTTTCATTATAATGTCGGTAAAAACCCCGGAATTCTTTGTAACAAGAGAAATCATGGGGGCGAATGTCCAATCTGTGACTTTGCGTCAAAGCTTTGGCGTGAGGGTGTAGATAATAACGATGAAGTAGCAAAGAAAGAAGCAAAACAATTATTTGCTCGTAATCGGTATTACTCTCCGATTCTAGTTCGCGGAATGGAAAATGAGGGAGTTAAAGTGTGGGCTTATGGTAAGACTGCATACCAAACTCTTCTCGGATATGTTCTTGATCCAGACTATGGAGATATTACAGATCCAGAAAC